TGCTGCACTGCATTACCAACATCCCACTCAGCATCCTGTGATGGATAGTTGGTTGTTCCAAAAGCAGTAACTTGATCGCCGTTTACATATAACTTAACTCTATCCGCTGCGGTTCCCTGCGTAGTATCAATCGCCAAGACTATATGATACCAACTGGAAGGATCACGATATACTGCACTAGTATCTAATACCGTAGTGCCACCCTGATAAAGGTTTATATTATCCGCAGAATCAAATCTGAACTCAAACGTATCTGTTCCAGCATAAAGTAATGCTTGGTTAGCCCCTAGCTTCCCTCTCTTTACCCATAAACTTAAAGTCCATGTCTTCCTATTCCCTGCGCTGCTAAACACCTTTCGCAGATAAGCGGAATCAGCAATATTAAACCGCAACGAGTTATCAATCTCATAATCTGAGACTGCGCTAGGTATAGCTGAACCGGGGAAAATCGCCATTAGGCATATATCGCAGAGTTAGTCAGCCAGACATCAGTACCATCGCTGAAGTAACTCAGCAAGTAAGTTCCTGCTGTCGTGACTGTAGTTGCAAGGTTTGCATCGCCCTTGGAGTTAGTAGCTAGGGAAATTGTCTCGCCTCCAGAATTTATAAGTTTTATAAAACCCGATTGCCCAGTTCCATTTGATATGTTTGTAAATGTTATTGCAGTAGCTCCAGAAGGCGTGGTAATAAAGTTCTGCCCTAAATCCAGATCATAAGAACCATCGTTATCCGTAACTGGTGTAGCCCTCTGTGAGCCTGTCCATGAGTTATCAGAGGTGAAGTCGATAGTTAATTCAGTAGTGTCTATTGCCAGACCACCAGTAGATTTAAGATCAGTGCTGAATGTGGTTCCTGTTAGATCAAGTCCATCACCAGCGGTATAAGTAGTATCGGTGGCAGTAGCCCAGACTGGATCAGCTCCAGTTCCCTGAGTCTTCAAGAACTGTCCAGATGTTCCGAAACCTAATCTTGCGGGTGCGCCTGATGCGCCGTAGTAGAGTATGTCTCCCTGAGTTCCGTCTTCTAGCTTGGCTAATGTAACAGCGTTATCATCAATACTATCAGTAGCTATCTTCTTCCAGTTATATCCATAAGTAAGGCTAGAATCTGCTGTGAGAACCATATCATCATAACTTGAATTAAGATCACCACTTGTAGTTGTTCCACCAGCCCATGGTGTTTCTGAAGTAGTTCCGCCGTTATAAGCTAATAACTGACCAGTGCCAGTTAGTTTATCATCCCCAACTACATTTACCTTCTCCCACTCTCCAGCAGAACTTGAGTATTTTAGGTATTGGTCATTAGCCACAGCTGTCGTACTAATGGATTCGCCGGTTATCTTACCCACTGTTACAACACCAGCATTAGTCATGGTTACATCACCAGACAGAGCGGCGGCAGTAAATCCTGTACCATCGCCTATAACTATTTCCGTAGTAGCAACAGCGAGATCGGAGGGAACGCCAGAGGAACTAGCGTTTCTTACTTTAACTGTGTTAGCCGCCATATCAGCTAACTTGGCATTGGTTACTCCGCCATCCGTAACATTGACCGTAACCGTAGTGCTTGACGCCGCAGTATCAAGACCCGCTCCCCCAGCCACTGTGAGAGTATCACTATCGAGATCAATATCAATAGTGCCACTGTCAGTAGTGATATCCAAATCTTCCGCCGTAAGCTGCGTATCGACATACGCTTTAATCGACTGCTGCGTGGCGAGTTTGACAGCCGAGTCGGAGGACATATCATCTTCATCTTTTATCCCTGTTACCGTTGCGCCATCCGAATTAACATTAAGGCTGCTTACAACAGCAGTGGACGCAGAGGCTGCGCCAATAGGTGTTCCGTCAATAGAGCCACCATCAATGTCTACATTCTTGGCAGTCTCTACACTGAAGGGAAGCGTGATAAAACTTGATCCATCATATATCTTGGCTACATGATTCCCGGCACCGCCAGAGGTATCTATCCAGACCAGACCTTCAGCTATCGAAACTGCTGGTGCGCTAGACGATGTATGAATAGCGTTTACAGCTATGTCAACAGACGGGAAAGATTGCTTTACAGCCCTCTTAACTGTCCTTATCTGATCGTCACCCTCAGATACTGGATCACTGGCTGTCGGATCAGTTATCGACAGTTCATCAATATAATTCGCATTATCTAGGGCCATTACGGATACCCTCCTGTGTTCATAACCCTCAACTCAGAACCTGAGTGTCGGTCAAATATGTCTCTGTCTTGTAGGTCTTGCGCTACCCTTTCCAGCAATGAGGCCCATAACTGAACTCTAGTATCATTCATCAGGAACGGCTCTGCTTCCAACAGCGCCCCATAGAGATAAACATCTGGGTTCTCTGTCAGCATTGCTTCCGTAGTGTTAGTCGTGGATAACGCATCTATCTTCTTGTAAAAAAGCATAGATGTAGTATAGGCATCATCTGGAGATGGCCCCACTCTAATCTTCCTTGTTCCAGCATCAGAGAATAGCGTGAATGCTTGGGGCTTGCCAACTGTACTACCAGCCCACATCCTATTCATCATTTCTGGAGTAATGTAAGATAGCGCGACTATTGGATCAGTGGTCAAATGAAATTCCTTCATCCCCGTAAATCCAGTGGGAAGACTGTAATCTCTAGTACCATTAGCCATTGTAATAGCCGTACTCACATTCTCCATAAGGGATATACGCAGATTGCGATTCATCTTCGCTTCTGCCAAAGCTATAAACTCCGGTATCCTATCAGTTAAGTCATCACGATCTAACCAGTTAGCTACCGCAGTTTGTAATTCTGCGTACGTTCCAATAGCCATTAGGTTACATTACGCTTCGCAAAAAATACGTTCTGATTTAATATGGAATAGTTCCTTTGTGTGCGCCCTAAGACGCCATGTGCATATAACCACATAATTAAACCCTCGTTGGAGTCGTCCTGAAATATTTATTATCTGGATCGTTGAGATACTTCTTCATAAGATTATGATCTTTCTGTATCTCTCCGTTGGTTTCCTTCATCCACTGCTGCCAAACATTTAGCGGAATAGATGCAACCCTTACGCCTTCACCAGTTTTACCGGGAGTAAGCAAGTCCCCATAATCGTTATAGACTTTCTTATTCTCTTCCAGTATAGGTTCTACATCTTGGTATGTATTTATAGTAAACTCTTTCTCATCCGAACTTGAATGAAAAGTAGTGTGTAAATTATTTTGTTCCTTAACGCTCACTTTAAATGATACCTCTGGTTTTCGCCATTCACAATTTTCTCCATACGACCCTTTAGATCAGAAGACTTCTGCTCTAATGTTTGGGGTGATTTAGGAGCATTCTTTTTGGTGTTAGCTTTTCTTTGTGTTGCCATCGTTCTTCATAGCAGATTTTAACACTGCTTCAGCATTGGTGTTTAAAGTTCTATACTTCCGACCCATAAAACGATCTGTGCTAGAACTGCCCACAGTCTCCGTTTTCTGAGTTAGTCCATATTTCGGAAGACCCGGAAAACCTGAACCATTAGACATTTTAATTTCCTCCCTTCGAAAAGCCTTCCTTTCCGGCTTTCGAAACTTGTGCATCTATAGCACTATCAATACTTCCATTGTGCAATGTATGGCCTAAAGCGTCATCCTTACCCGGCCCATACTTTTTAAGTTTGGGTTCACCTTCACTATAAGGCGGTGGATTCATATCAGGACCAATAGCGGTTGCACTGCCCTTGCTGGGCGGTTGGCCTATATTTGCCATCTTATTTCTCCTGTGAGGCAAAGCCCCCCGAAGGGGGCTAAACCAAACTAACTTAGATTGCGCTCTTGATCTGGCCGCTACCGGAACCATTCTTTGCACGCAAACCGTACTCAGCAATCAAAAGCTGTTTTACACTGTCACCAGATTTGGCGAGAGTTTCTGTACGGAAAGGACGCAGATAGTCGATAGACCAGAGATCGAAATCAATGATATCAACCTGACCAGCAGGTAGGAAGCGATCTGGCACAACCTTAAAGGTGCCAAAGTCAGTAACCAGAACATCCACTGCGTTCACAGCGGTAGCTGGCTTATCACTGGAACCAACATCTTTGTAAAGATCAGCAACCACAGAACCGCCAACCGAAGAGCTGGAGATAGTCTGTTTTACATCACTCTTACACAAGATGGTGTCAGGTGATCCACCCAAGTCCCAAATACGGGCAACACAGGTGTTGATCATCGCAAGCGTAATAGCTGTGTCAGCACCACCCGTACCTGCCTCTGTCGTGCCATCTGGGTAGGTCGTAGAACCATTGTTGGTTAAACCAGCGCCAGTAGAGGCCGCTATAACGGGTGAGGTTGAGCCACTATTTGTACCGATCCAAGTGGAAAAACAAGCGGTATTTCTAGCAGCACCAGAAGAGCCAGCCGACTTCACTGTACCTTCAAGCAACATAAACTCCATATCACGCTTCATTTCTTTGGCGCGTTTGGCAAGCTGATAAGCCTGTGAGGACTTACGCCCAGCGAAATCAACCGCTTCGGCAGTGCCAGATGTCTGGACCTGAGTTGCGGAGATTTGGGTGTAGTTGCTCAGACGGCGTGGCTCGGTAGCAGCAGTTGAGGTATAATCATTACCTTCAATCTGCAAATTACTGGCGGCCGCCTTTAACTCATCTGTCTGCCATTCAAACAGAGTATTATCACAAGAACCACGGCCACAACCATTTACAAATGGCGTGTCCATAGGACTTATGTTATAGATAATATTACTAAGGTCCTCTCTGACCCCTATGGCGCCATAGGTTTCCCTAGTATTCGTAGGAACTGCCATAGCATTTCCCTCCTTTAGTTAAAAGTCTACAAAATCCTCTAGCAGCGCAGTCGCATCATCAACGCGACCTGACTGCCGAAGTCGTTTCATTTGTGCAGTACGTTTTGACTTCGTGTTCTCCCCTGTAGATGCACCCTTACCGGAGCGAATAACCTTGGGCTTGTTCTTTAGCTTCTTAGACTTTACATCTGCATTCTGTAATTGGTCGTATTTTTGAGCCTTTAACAAGACCAATATAGAACGATGGTCGACCAGACTGTTAAGTTCTTCCTGACTAAACCCTTGATCTTTTGCATAAGATTGTAGGCTTGAAGAAAGTTCTTTTTTCTTATCTGAGTCACCCCACTCTGGAAGAGCCTCGATTAGCTTACCTGTTTCAGCTTGCACCATTTGATGGTGAGCCTTATTCATTTCGGCTTGCTGTGCTTGCAACGCTTGTTGCTGTTGGTATTGCATACCTTGAACTCTTTCCTGAGCTTCTCTATATTGTTCCCTAACGGTTACATATTCTATAGGGTCAGATTCCCTCAGTTCATTCCAATCTATATTGGAATATTTCTCTAACTCACTACCTTGATTGGAGATCATGTTGGTTAGAGCTTCCACATACTGCTGACGCTCTTGCTGAATCTGCTGTACTTCAGAGTTATACTGCTGTTGCAGTACCTCTATTTCCTTTCGATCATTAGCTACTTCCTGCGTCTTACGAGTGTAATCGGATTGTCGGCTATAGCCGCTAAGAAGTTCGTCAAGGCTGACTGCTACCTCTTCACCATTTACGGTGACAGCATACAGTTCCTCTTCCTCTTCACCTTCCGGTTCCTCAGATTCTTCCTCAGATTCTTCTACTTCTTCCTCTTCGTCTTCCTCTTCGGTTTCCTCCTCAAATGATTCGTCTTCCGTTTCGGGTTGAGACTCTTCTTCCTCGGTAGGTTGTGCTTCCTCAGCTTCGGATTTTTCCTCTGGGATTTCCCCTTCGGTGTCCATTATACCAAGTAATGCTTCGTGCGCCTCGGCTATACTTCCTCCGGGCGCGGGGGGTGGCTGAACTCCAGCCGGTTGCGGGGCAGTTTGCGTATCCGCCATAATTAAATTCCTCTATCAGATGTATGGGTGTTGCTTTTCCATCACCTTGGCCATGTGTCCAGTTTCTACTATGGAGTTTATATGCCCATGGATTCTGTCAAGCAGTCGCATTGCAAGCCAGATAGACTCTCTGGCCTCCAAATCTGTTGAACCGCTATGACTCCAGCGATTCATTAAATCCTCTTTCAGTGTTTCAAATGCTTCATTTAAGAGCGGGTCATTTATTAGGGAGTGCGCTCTTCGCTCCCTTTCATCTGGTGTCATGTTCTACCTATAGCTACAGCGCGGTTCTGTTCGCGCTCAAGATTAATCTCCTGTTGTTTTAAGCTGCTGTCTATCTGTAACTTCTGATATTCCTGTTGAATCTTTTGGGCCTTAATCTGAACCTCTGCGGCTTTAATCTTCAACTCCTCTTGCTTTGTTTGTGCCTCCATCATCTTAGCCTGTTCATCAGGTGATGGTTGCTCATTTTGTTTCGGTGGCAATCTGGATGGGTCCGTCAAATAATCATCGACATTCTGGAATCCCATTGCTCTAACAAGTGAAGCGCCCAGATTGTACATATTCTGTATAGAGACTATAGGTAGTCCGCCCTTCATGGCTTCACCAGCGAACTGTAGCATCTGAGAAAGATGCATCATCTGCTGGTCCTTGTTTCCGCTACCGAGAGCAACGCTGACAGTACAATCATACTTATCGCGCCACACATCCGGTCGAACAGGAACCCATTCATTGCGTAACATTATAGTACGCTCTTTATCCTGATTCTTGTGTAGCAGTTCGTAGATACAGATCATCAGGTCTTTTACACCAGTCTCAGCAAAGTTACGAGCGATTAATTCTACCCTGCTTTGTGCGGCACCCATAACAGCGTTGACAGCAGTGGCTGTCGTGTGTGATGTAAGTGCGTTCTCATCAAGCCCCTGTGACATCTTAGATACACCAGCCCTAGCCTCTCTTATCCCATCGAGGTACTCAAGCATCTGGAATGAGTAGGGTTCAAGGGCGGGAGTAGCCAGAGGGGTAACAGCGTTGGGGGATTTGACCCTGACTACGCCGCCCGGTCTTTGTGTGAGCAAGTCATCAAGATTAGCTTGGCCTTCAAGGACTGCGTACCGACCAAAGTTCTGGTTGTACATGTTGTCCATCAAATTTCGCATCAGAGTGCTTTTCATTAGCTGAAGGTCCATAACAAGATCAGCTACGGACAGGCCAAAGAACTTATGCGGGATTTTTACAGGAGTCAGGGAGACAAAGGGAATCTTGTCAATGGCTTCATTGGCTAAGACCTTATCTCCAACGCTACATATCTTTCTCAGTTCGGTAATTCCGTCACCGTCATAATCAGTTTTAAGGAATGACTCATACAGCCAGTATGTTCTTAATCCCTCTTCCTCAGCGAATCCAGCATCACCCCAGCCTTCCCAATAATTTGCTGATTTGTCAAACTTGTATCTTTCAAGCCTTTCCGCAGAGAAGTCCGTCATATCCTCTGCACCAGCACCTAATTCTTCCGGGTCTAAATCCTCATCAGGATACATTTCCTTCAGTTCGGATAATGTCTTTAAAACCCGATGGCAAACAAACCGGGCATCCTGTATATTTTTTGATTCTCTGGCAATAAGGAATTCAGAGGGTGGTACATTCTCAATCTTTATCCGGCCATCATAACTCTTTCTTTTTATCACTACATCGTGATAAGGCTGCTCATTCTCTATAATTTCCGTATGTTCTATTACCTCAACATCGTCATCAGAGAGTAACATGGTTAAAGACATTTCGTCTAAATTACGATATTCTTCGCGCTCCTCTTCTTCATAATCTTCCCACCAGACCTTTATAATTCCATTCTTGGATAATAGAGCGTCTGTGAACCAAGAGTAAAGGATTTCCCAACCCGGATTGTCTTTTGTAAAGACGTAATTAACGTAGTCCGTAGCCTGTTTAGCCATTGGAACGTCTTCCGGTCCATGAGGGGTGAACTTAACCATTTCATCCCCAGACGCAAACACACGCATCAGAGAAGGCTTAATCCACTCTATAGTGTCCTGTACTGTTGAGTCAACGAACTGACTACGACCCTCCACTTCATTGCCAAAGGGAAGTCCATAGTAATACTGCATGGCTTGTTCTCTCTGCTGAGAGATGGTGTCGCCCATATAGCCAAGCGCACCCGTAACTTCACTACGGATTCTAGTGATTAGTTCTTCGTCTGTGATTTTTTCTTTAGCCATTAAACTATTCCATAATTCCTATATTCTACATCCGCTGTCCATGAGGGGTCTTCCCCGGCTACAGCGAAACGCTGGGATTGAAACGCATATCGAGTTGCACTCATAAGGTCATCCCTTAAAGGAACTACCTTTCCATCTTTTCTGTGGTACATTCTGAATTCTTCAAACCAGTCACCAAGGGTGCTGAAGACTTTAAATTTCTTGGCTTCTATCTTTTGAAGCATTGCCATCAAACCCTCTTCTATGGAGTTTGATCCTTTATTAACACCCAAAGCTGGTGGGTTAGTAAAATGTTCCAGTAAGAAGTTACAACCTAAGTTTCTGTACTGGTCAGCTAGTCCGGGGTTCCCCATGCTATCCCTGCGATTTCCGTCATGCGGGTAGGCTATGGGAATGAAATGCGGCCTCATTCGTATGTTTTGTGCATGTACCGTAGGACTTGCTTTGGACGCTCTGTAGCAATCGTAGATATAAAAGGTTTCGCTCTCGTTGTCTACAGCACACCAAACCATTGCGGTTGGATGGTCCCAACCAAAATCTATTGCTGCTATTCTGGGCCAATGATCCTCTATCTTTATCGGATCAATCATTATCTCTTCTTCTGATACAGGGAAGACAAGGCCAGAGCCGATTGAGGGTCTTCCGTATCGCCTCATCTCCCTTTCATGCGGGGAGTATGCTGAGAGAATCTGGGTCATCACAGTTTCCGAGAGGTGGCCCGGATTTCCAAGCATAGACATGATCCGCTCAGAGGCATCATCCCATGTGGCGTTAGTCAGGGATTGGCCGGGCTGGATACGGTTCATAAAGGAAGCTACAGTTTCTGTCATTCCATTTTCAGGCGTGAATGTCATGTAAACCATACCTCTTCTATCTAGCGTCCTTGTCACCGCTTGGCTGTATAGCTCACGGCTAGGCTCTTCATCCAACCAGACACAATCTACTGATCTACCCTGCCACTTCTCAACGCCCATCTCATAGGCCTTGAAGAATAAAGAAGAGTTCCCACCG